ACGGGCATGGTCAACAGCTTGGAACCCACTCGCTTGCCGATGATTATCCCCTGCTCGCCTTGGCCGCCGAGGGGTGCCGGGGTGTTCCGTGACACGAAGAACGCGACACTCCAGTTGAGGGGTGGGCCGCCGCCGAAGTTGAGCGGAGTGCTGTCGGCTCTCCATCCAGTCTGAATGACCGAGTTGGGCACGTTGGTGCCGACTCCGGCGGTGTCGATGTTCAGGCCGGTGCCGGACAGGTCACCTGGAACCTTCGTCTGGACGCCGGCCGCGAAGGTGGGGGCGGGCCCGAACTGGCTGTCCATGCGGGTCAATGACGGGCCGCTGTTGCCGGAAGTTTCGGCGAAGCTGGTGGCGCCCTGCGGTTCGTTCAGTGCCCAGTAGTAGGTGGGTGCTTTGGCGAGGATAGAGTTGCGGACTTCGGTCCACAGGTCGGTGCCGGCGAGCACCGCGAACGCGTCGACCGCGTTGGATGTAGTCGCGCAGTACCGGGTAGATGACGGGGCCGGTGGTGACGAAGGCGCTCGCCGAGGCGGCCTGCTCGTGCTGGATGGCATCGACGTTGCAGGTGCCGGAGGTGCCAGTGGTGGTGGACGTGACCCACAGCTGGTGGGTGGGTTGGGTGGCGGTCCAGGTAACGGTGAGCCGGACGTAGGCACCGGTGGTGGCTGTGGAGGTGCCGGACGCGTCGCCGTTGATGAAGATCTGGGTGGTGTTGGCGGCAGTCTGGCGCAGGTACAGCGACGAGGTGTACTGCCGGCCGGGAATGCAGGTGATGGTCAGACCGACGCCGGAGGTGCCGGCACCCGCGGTGACGTTGTAGGTGAGGCTCTTGGTGCCCTGCTGTGGGTTGGTGGTGGTGACCGTCGGGGTGACCCCGGAGCCGTTGGTGAGCACCCACGACAGCGAGGCGCCGTTGGTGTAGGACTCGAACGACGGGTCGAGGACGGGGCTGAGCTGGCCGGCGAGCAGGTTCCCGACGGTGGTGTTGGGCCACATGGCCTGCCAGAGCACCTGGCGCAGCGGTACCACGTTGGGTGCGTAGGGCGAGGACGGGTTGCCCGGGTTGAGGTATTCGTTGGGGTCGAGGAAGGCCAGCGACGGCTGCGCGGACTGCGCCAGGTCCAGCTCGTACTGCTTGCCGCGCTTGGCACCGGAGGCGCCGAGAAACGGCGAGGTCAAGTTCGACCAGGTGGGTACAGCGGCCGGGTCGTTGGGATCGGCGTTGAACGCCACCTGCACGGCGTGGTCGGGTCGGGTGGCGATGACCATGCCGACCCCCTCAGCCCAGCCCGGTGGTGCCGTTGCGCTGCTTGTACCGCTGCGCGTGCGGAACCAGCCTGGCGTGCAGCTCCTTGCCGTCGATGTACAGGTGGCTGTGGATGACCGACGGCGCCGGAACGCCCTGCCCGACCGGTACCGCCGCGGCGTTCGCGGTTGCGCTGCTACCGGAACGCAGCCCGACGATCATGTCGCGGGACAGTTCGCCACCGGCCGTGAAGCTCAGCCGCGGCGTCAGCGTCACCCCGGCGCCCAGTTGGGTGATGGCGCCTATGGCGGTGGCGGCGTTGTCGGTGATGCCTTTGGCGAAGCCGTCGACCACGTTGCGTCCGGCCAGGGCGAACGCCAGCGATGGGCTGTGGATGCCGAGGGCGTCTTTGAAGCCGGAGACCAGGTCGTGGCCGAAGTTTTTCACCGAGTTGATCGCACTGGACCACATGCTCTTGACGCCGTTGATCAGGCCTTGGACGAGATGGGTGCCGGCGTCCCACAGCCAGTGGCCGGCGTCGGACACCACTTCCAGGATCTTGCCGGGAAGTTCGTGGATCGCGTCCCGGGCCTTACCCGGTAGGGAGTGGAGGTAGTTTTCCACGTTGTTGACCATGTTCCAGATCCGCTCGCTGGCCCAGTCCCGCACCTCGTCGAAGATCTTGGCGACGTTGTGTGGCAGGTCGTGCAGCCACTTCCCGGCGTTGTGGATGCCCAGCTCGATCCGGGCAACGATGTCGTTCCACCACTGCTCGACGTTGTGTACGGCCCGGTCGCGCATCTCGGTGAACCAGGTGATGATGTTGTGGACTCCGGTCGCCACGAGCTGAACCGCCCCATCCCACAGCGATGTGATGATGTGCCAGATCTTGGGTGGCAGCTCGATCCATAGTCGCAGCGTGTAGCCGATACCCCAGCCGATCAGGTAGATGAATCGGTGCATGCCCTGGGTGATCAGGGTTTCCAGCCGACCCGGCAGGGCGGCGAGGCCGGCGCCGATGCGGCCGGGCAGCGCTGCGAACCAGGAGACCGCGTTGTCGATCCAATGGCCGACCGTGTGCCAGGCGGTGACGATCGGCCCGACGATGTAGTTGTTCCAGATGTTCGATGCCGTGTCGGCGAGCCAGTGCCAGCCGGCGACGAGCGCGTTCCAGACCGTCTCGGCCGTGTGCTTGATCCAGTTCCAGACGGTGTCCCAGTGCTTCACCAGTTCGTAGATGCCGATGGCGAGCAGCGCCACGGCGGCGATGATGGCCAGGATGATCCAGGTGGTGGGGTTGGCCATCATCGCGATGCCGTTGGCGATCACCGCTGCGGTCCACGCCATCATCGCGGCGACCAGCACCCCACCAATGATCACGGCGGCGATCTTCACCACCTCGGTGTGCTTGCCCATCCACTCAGCCGCGCCCTGCAGCTTCGGGATGATCCAGCTTCCGATCTGGATGCCGACCACCTGGGCGGCGGCGCCGAGCTGGTGCAGTTGCTGGGTGAACTGCTGCTGCTGGGACTGCCAGGCGTCCTGGAATTTGCCGGCGCGCGACGCCGAGTCGCCCAGCTCGTGGTACTTGTCTTTGAGCCGGTCGGACTCTTCCAGCAGGGTCAGGATCGCGCCGCTGGTTTTGCCGCCACCGAAAGCGTGCTGGATGATCGCGTTCTGCTCGCTCGCGGTCTTGCCGGACGCCTCCAGGTGATCCTTGAGGTCCATCACGGCGACCAGTAGCCCGTCCGGTTTGCGCAGGTCATCGGCGAGCTGATGCTGCCCGATGCCGATGGACGCCAGAGCTTTGGTGGCGACGCCGGACGGCGCGGCCATCAGCGACACGGTCATCCGCAGCCGGGTTGCAGCTTCGTCGGCGGGGGTGGCGTTGTCGGTGGAGATCGCGGCGGCCAGCTTCTCCATCCGCATGTCGCCGATGCCGACGATCGTGTTCAGGTAGGCGGCGGCGTCGGCGGCGTCACGTACACCGCCGATCCCGGACGCCATGGTGCCGATCAGCGCCTGGGTAACGGTTTCCGCGGCGCCCATGCCGATCGCGGCGTCCTTCGCAGCCGCGGCGGTGATATCGAGGGCCTGGGCGCCGCGGAAGCCGGCCGATTCGACGTGGTACAGGCCTTCGGCCAGCTTCTCCGGGCCCATCCCGACAGCCGGGGCGAGGTCGAGCACCTTCTTCTTGAGCCCATCAACTTCGGCCTGGCTGGCGCCGGCCTGGGTGTGGATCAGCTCCATGGACTGACCGAAGCTGGCGGCCATTTTGACCGACTCGTACCCGACGGCGGCGACGCCGATGGCGAGCGCGCCCATGGCGACCTTGCCGGCCGCCGCCATCCGCGTCTGGGCGGCCTCGAAGCCGGTCAGTTCCGCTTTGGCCGCGCCGAACCCGGCGGTGAACTCGCCAATATCGGCGATGAGGTGGGCAACCACTGGCGGCAGAAAGTCCACTGTGGACCTCCTGCGGTGGTGTTCAGGTCAGGCGCAGTGCACCCGACCAGGCGGCCCGGTAGGTGGGCAGGATCAGCGGCTCGACCTCATCCCAGGCCGGCTTCATGTAGGGCCGGGCGGGGAGTCTGCTGCCGTGGCCGGCGATGCCGCCTAATTCCTGGATGCGGCCATACACGGCGGTTGGCCCAACCTCGCCCTGCCATCCGGTGGCGCCGACAGACTCGGGACCGGTGACGTTGACGGAGCGGCGCAGGTGGTGTCGGGTCACCGCGGCGGTGCGAGCTGGTGGTCAGCTGCACCTTCGCCGCCGCCTCGATCATGTGCAGCAGTTTCGCGGTGGCCTGCCGGGTGGCGGACCGCTGCGCGGCCACGATGGTGTCGAGAGCGGCGCCGAACTCGCGTACCCCGGAGATGATGACGTGGGCCATGGTTCACGCTCCCGAGCTGGCCTGCTCCCGGTCGCGCTGTTCCTTGACCAGTTCGTCATGCAGCGCGGCAATTACCGGCAGCCGGTCGTGCAGCCACACCGGCAGCCGGTCAACACGTTCCTTGTCCCAGCCCCACCGTTCGGCGAAGAAGAAGTAGCTGGCCGCATGCTCCATCAGCCGGTCTTCCTCCGAAACGACCGCCCGGACGTCGGACGCGCCCGCCAGAAGTACCTTTACTCGCTGGCGGGCTGAGTAGGGGATCCGGGCTTGCCCATCCCGTCGATGCTGGCCATCTCGGGGAACAGGATCGTCCGGTACTCGTTGCAGTACGCCTCAAGGGCGTTGCCGTCGCGTACGGTCAGCTGGTCGAGGATCTTCGGGTTGCGGTGCGGCGTCGGCGCGTCGGGCAGGTACGGGATTTCCCAGGCGGTGACGCCAAGCAGAATCAGCGCGTTGACAAGCTCGACACCGGCACCGCCGAGGTTGCGGCTCTCCAGAGTCTTCAGCGCCTTGTCCTTGTCGCCCTTGCGCAGGTCCATCGGGTCGCGTAGTTCGACCCAGCCACCGGATGGCAGGTCGCGATGGGCGTGCCATGGCTGTTCGACGGCTGGCTGAACGGTGGTGTCGATGTCGGTATTGGTGTTCTCCACGGTGAACTCCACGGGACTGGTTGGGATCAGAAGGTGCCGGCGGCGACCGCGTTCTGCAGGGTCACCTTGACCGGGCTGTAGCCACCGGACTGACCGGCGTTGGTGGTGCTGGCGACGCATTTGAAGGTGTCGTCGTAGCCGACCGCTTCCGCGCCACGGTTGATTTTCGCGGTGTCGAACGCAGCGGCCTGGACATCGACGGTGAGGCCGAGCAGGGCAGCACCGGCACCGGCGTTGGTGACGGTCCACTGGAACTGAGGCTGAGCGTTGTTGAGCATGTACAACAGGCTCTTGCTCTCGTCGGCGGGGACAATGAAGACCAGCTTGCCGGTGGCGGTGACCGCGCCACGCTGGATGATGAACGGATTCTGGCTGTTCTGGCCAGTGAAGTACGGCTTGAGCTTCCGCATGATCTTGATCTCCCAGGAGCCAATCGTCTTGTCCTGGGTACCACCGGACGCCACACCGCCCAGACCCAGCGCGGTACGCCAGGCGGCGATCGGCTGCGCGGTGGTCGGCGCCGCCGTGGGGATCGTGCCGGCAATCACGGAACCCCAGGCCAGGCCCTTCGCGTCGAAACTGACCAGCTCGGTTTCGGCGTTGCCTTTCAGGGTCAGCTCGGACAGGCAGGCCCCGGCGAAAGTCCGGGCCTGGCTGGTGGCAGGCGGGCCCTGCCAGTCGGTGAAGGTCAAGGTCCCAGGCTGCGCCAGTCCGGAGTTGAGCACCGCGAACACCTGGCTGTACGGAGTGGTGACCGGCTGTACGACAACCGCCGAGTTGTGGCCGAACCGAAGCGCCGGTACCGGGATGGTGAACGGGCCGGCCCCGGTCGGCACACCGCTGGTGACGACGACCTCGGCGTTGGCGCCGGTGTCGATCTGGATGCGGGTGCCGCTGGCGATGGACAAGGCGGTGGAGATGGTGGTGGCGCCGACCGCCGCCGAGCTGGACAGCGTGGTGGTACCGGATCCGGTGTAGGTGCCGGATTCGGCCATGTCGCCGAGGATGTTGTTGAGCAGGAAGCCGCAGCCGTCGCCGAAGAACGGCCCGCTCATGCTGAACTCGGAGTGGATCACACCTTGCAGCAGGCCGTACTCGTCGACCATCGAGCCGCGCATGGCCTTGTCGACGAGCCAGTTGGGCTTGTCCTCCGGGTCGAACTTCTCCACGGGGAACGTCCAGGTGGGCGCGACCGGGGTGCCCGGGGTGACCTCTTTGGCCACCCCGGTGAATTGCTTGTCGGACGGGTAGGTGGTGGGTCCAGGCATGGCCTACTCCTGCGCGGTGGCGTGGTCGGCGCGCTCGACGGGCGCGGGCTTGGGGGTGTTGTCCGGCTCCCGGGTCAGCGGGCCGGGGTGCTGCTCCCAGCGCCCATCATCGGCGGGCGGCCCATCGTGGACGATGACGTCGCCCGCATCGACGGTGACCGGCACGTGATGTAGCGCCAGAAGGCCAGCGGCGAGGGCTCCGGCTGCGCCGGCTCGACGGTCGGCTGCTCGTCGACCGGCATGTCGCCAGCCGCTTCCGCCTGGATGTTTCGCGCCATGGAAGCCTCCCGGATCATGCCTGAATGTATTCATGTGCTTCGAAATCAATGCGCAGGTAGAGCTTGGTGAGCTCGGCGCGCGTTGCCGCCTGCGACAGGTGCCAGCGCAGCCACGGCTGCCCACCTTCACCCACCTGGAAGCCGCCGACCTCGAAGCCGCCGGAGCCGCAGGTTCGATCGGCGCGGATCCGGGCGAAGATGGCGTCGCGCAGGGCGTAGCCGAAGTCCTGGCTGTCCTCCGCGTACAGCTCGGATGAGCGAATGAAGCCGTGCAGCTCCACAACGTGCGCTAGGCGTTTCACACCGCTGACCGCGCCGCCGACCGCTACCCGCTGCTCGCTGCCGTCGGGAATCTGCACCACCATCGCGCAGCCGCTCTTCGTGCCCGGTGGCGCGCCGTACAGGTACTGGGCGGCGTCTTCCTGCTTGGCCCAGGCGCGGCGCACGCTGTACAGGCCGCTGACGACCTGCGGTGTCTGGTGGTAGATGCGCTGCGCGGCGTCGTAGGGGCCGCCCAGGTAGACGCACAACTGGTCGAGGACAGTCTGCGTGGTCACCGGACCCGCCCGTATCCGCCGTCGCGCAGCAGCCGTATCGCCTCGGCGACCAGGCCGGTACCGTCCTTGCGCGAGTCGTCGGTACGCGTCGACACGGACACATTGGCGTCCGGGAACGCGTCTTCCTTGGTGGTGTCCGGCCGCAGCAGCAGTGCGCAGGTGTAGTTGACGACAGCCTGCTGTGCATCGGCGGGCAG